CTCTTGGTCTGTTCCCGTTTCTCGGCTTCCAGTCTGCCGATTTCGTAGTAGGCAACCTCGTCCGGGGTCAGCAATTTGTAGCCCGTGCCTTCCAATGCGGCTTCGGCCAGGGCCGGGCTGCCGGTGATCTCGGTAATCGCTGCAAGAAAATGCAGCGGCGTGGGACGATCCTCTTTGGAGGGTGCGGCCCAATTGTTGATCTGATGGACGGATATTTCGTGCCCGGTCAGCCGGGACAGCTCCTCGGCCACCACATCACGCGACAGACCGCACCCCTTGAGAGCCGCGTTCAGGGCGTCTTTGACAGGCTCAAACGTCCGCAAAGAGCCACTTTGCAGCCGTTGTGAAGGCAGGCTGGACATGGGCAGTGTCATTTGCACCATGCGCGTGTCTAATTTTGACCGTCGATTAGACATTGCATCCCTGTCCTGTGGTAGGTATAGAAAGGATCATGAGCTTATGCTCCGATGGCGGTGGCAAATTCTTTGTGGTTGGCAATTTTGCCATGCTTCAACCCGAGAAGAACGGCGGCATTGTGAGATTCGCCGCGAATACCCTTTTTACGACCGTTAAGGAGGTCGCTGACAGTGTTAGGATTCAAGCCGTTGGATTTTGACCACCGAGCAATTGAAAGTCCTTGTTCTTCAAGCTTGGCTCTTGCTTCTTTAGGAGTAAGGAGTCGTGAAGAATTTTTTTCCGATATTTGCCAAGGGGTATCAATAGATACATTTACAAAGGGGGAAATAATACACATGAGATCCTCCACAATTAAGCATTCATGGCAGTGGCGAGTTCCTGATCATTCACGATCTCGCCATCCTTAAGGCCGAGGGTCACCGCGATCCTGTGCGTCTGTCCGCGTGTCGGATTGCGCCGTTTGGCAAGAACCTCATAGACAAGATTCGGGGGGAAGCCATTGGCTACCGCCCACTGAGAAATGGAGATACCTTTGCGTCTAAATTCAGCCCGAACTTCTTCGGAGGTACGAATCATCGGATAATCCTTTGGGTTTTCTTTTTTTGTGTTCGTTTGTGTGAACTCGTTTTTATTTTGTGTGAATTTGTTATGTCCCCAAACGGTCTCTTTGTCAAGAGACTTTTTGGTCTAATGGAGAACAATGCCCTCTGATACCTTAGGTCAGCGGATTACCTGTATTCGAGGTAATATCCGTCAAGAAGATTTTGCCCAACATTGCGGCATAAGCAGGAAAACATTAATTCGCTATGAAAAAAACGAGCGAATGCCTCCTGCCGATTTTTTACAAATATTAATCAAAGATTTTGGAGCTGACCCGCAATGGTTGCTCATGGGGGGGCTTCCCCCAAAAGGACTCAATCCGCGGGAGTCTGCTCTCATTGCCAACTACAGAGCCAGCCCCGAAGAAGGACGTCGGAGTTTGGAAACGACGAGCGCTCTGCTGGCGAAATCGCAGACGGGGAAAAACGTGAAAAAGGCAGGTTAAGCGGTCGGGTGGACCGCTAGGATATTGTATTCGGATGAGAGGGCCAGCTGGTGGGTGGCTATATAAAAATTGAATATATAAAAGTGGAGACACCAATGAAATTGGCCTGGATAGCTTTGGCGGTGTTGTTGGTTGGTTGTAGCAGCCAGCGTGAAATGGCGGATTGCAAAAAGCTTGTCTTTGATTTTGAGAAAAAAATTTTGGCTCAGGATACAACCATGAACACCGCCTATGCCCCTTTTCAGCGGGCTTGTGCCAATCTGTCAGCCTCCAATATACCCGTTACTGCTAAAGCAGCCATTAAAGCAGCAGAACAATGTAATTATGCTATTTATCAAATTGATATCCCGAATAATATCCCGAAAGAATTGAATGATATTTTGGTACAAACAAGAAATTCTGCAGCGGCATCATGTTTTGCCAGAGGAAAAATCGCCGGGAATATTTTATATCAATTAACCAGGGAAGGTAAAAGATACTCGACTGTTGAAAAATTAAGGGCTGAGTATATGAATTTTCATGTCCAAGCGGGTGTAGGACTTAATCTTGCCAAGGAAATGGTAGGACTTACGGAATTGTCCAGCGAACAAGAAAACGGAAATGACCCCGTGTTCACTTTGACCTTGCCCTCGGACACGCCTAAGGAAACCATCAAACTTGTCCGTAATTCCGTTCCTGCCTTTGAAAAGTATCTTCCTGGCCTGTTCAAATATCAGGACTCCATGACATTTCGGGGAGTCGATTCCCATTATCCATATTGGTCTGCCCCTGATTCCGGTCTGCCGGAGGACACGAGCGTGACTTGGCTAAAATTTGTAGTGGCCGACGACGGCGGAACAATTCCAAGTGAATATCGCGCTTGGGGGCACCACATAAAAATAGGTATTGTCGAGTCCGGTGAGGCCCTGGTCTTGCAAAAGGCACAGGCAAAGTCTGTATTTTTAGATCGTCCATTCCCCGCATCGGGGGAGGACTTGGTCATGCAAATTCAATAAGGGGCCTTAATGTGAGAAGCTCCTTTTTTTAGATTAATGGTAAGCGGTCAGGCGGTCCGCTATATGATTGTGCCGGGGTGAGGGTCCTGTGCAGAATGATGGAAACTGTAACGTGCGTTACTGTTTTGGAGGACAAGGAATGGCTATTTTGAAAAAAATGGAAGTTGCTGTGATCAATATTACTACCCACCCTCATACCCCGAAAAAATACGTACAGCTCTTCCGCGACGCATTCAAATTGAAGTATCCCGTAGGCTACCGTGGGGTTGAAAGTTTTATTCTTAATAAACCTATCTCTATTGTAAAAAAGAAGCCCTTAAAGGGCCTTTCTGGACATTTTCATAAATTTACAGAGATAGATACCCACGGTGACTGGCTGAATTTATTGAAACTGGAAGCTGTTACCTCTGAAGACGGTGAGCCGGTTATTAATATTCCAGAAGAGATGAAACCCAACCTTAAAACAGCTCCTTTTGTTTTTTTGCCAAGGGGACACCGTTTATTCTTTCCATCTAGAGATGGTAAAGTCACATTCTCCCCTCAGCTTATTGCCAAATCCTTGATGAATTTATTTTCTCATGAGCAAATCAGAGAGTCATATGGCGATGTCACAGTTACGGTTGAAACAGAAAAAGAAACGATTAATCATATTTTAAAGATTCCAGCGTTGACCAAGCTCTTTGTGGACGTCACTTTGCCAAATCCGGATGATTTTTCAGGAGATGAAAAACATGCGTTAGAGAGAATGCAAAAGCAACACGCACGAAAAATACAAATAGCCTTGACTGGGGCCAAAGCTGAAGGGATCAAACCGGATGCCGACACAAAAGGTTTTATGAAGCTATCTACTTCAAACGGCTATGTAAAAGCGGAAGGATATGATGCAGAATCAAAGAAGGTAGAGAAAAGCACCTCGGATCATCCTGTCGTGTTCGACGATTATTATCCTGCTGAAAAAAGCTCGTTATCCCGTGTAAAGGCTATCGCAAAAAAACATCTTCAGAGGTTCACCAGGCGCAATGAAGCATAATCAGTGTAAACTCAATTTCCTGCTCAGGCATTGGAGGCGGCATTGCCCCAAGGTCCTGCGTATATATTGGGAAGCGTATGGAGGGTGGGCGGCTCTTTGGAAGTCCGCCTATCTCTGGTGCGCTGCGGGCACAACTGTTTTGTGTTTATGTTTCAGGGTTGAATCTTTTCTGTGGGACGAGGCGGCAGTGTCGATCCTCCCGGATATTTTAGGTTTCTCTCTTGGCGGCTATGTAATCATGGTCGGATTCGGTGATACAGAGTTCATTGAAGCTCTTAGAGGAAGAGAGTCTAAAGAAAGTGGCCCGTCAATTTACATGAAGATTAATGCTACATTTGTACACTTTATTGTCGTTCAAGCTATCACCTTGTTTATGGCCTTGGCGTCCAGTGCCATGGGGATATCGGCACACCCCCTTGTCTCTTTGGTTGGAACGTTTTTTTTGTTTTATGCGATAGTGACAATTCTTGCCGCCACATTCGGCGTACTTACTTTTGCAAATTGGTACGATCAAAAACCAAAAGATTAACCTTTAAATTTAATAACATCCAAGGCCACCCAACCAGGTGGCTTTTTTTTACCTCACCCGTTTTAGTAACACCCGTTACAATACACTTTTTTCCAAACCACCTACCGTTGCCTCTCTTGCTCCTTCTAAAGGAGGCGGTCCGGTGGTTTGCTGATTTCTGGCTGGGCCGCCTCCGTAAACTTCAAGCGGAGGCCCGTTGTGAAATTGCCCCGAATGTCCCTGACAACTGTTCTTGCCGTTGCACTGGTTGCAATGGTGGCTTTGATCTCCCCGCAACAACTCGGCGTCATTGTATACAAGGTTGCCCTGGTCGTACTGGCCGGTGTGGCCGGTTATGGCCTTGACCGTGCGCTGTTCCCGTATGCCCGTCCTCACAAGTTCGACATTGACGGCCTCCTTCTGGAGGAAGCCAAAGAGCTGACCAACGATCCCGAAACAGTCATCGTACTTGATTCGGCCAATGAATGGATTCCCTTTGTCGCTGCCCAGCTCCGGCGCGCCGCAATCGTGTGCGCCGCCATGCTCGCCGTGGGGCTGGGGCTGTAATATGTTTCGTCGTCATTTTGATCTGTGGCTGGCGGTCTTTGTTGCCCTGGCCGCGTTGCTCTGTTGGATGTCCTCGGCCCGTGCCCTGGATATCCCCGACCGAGCCTACAAATACCGTTCGACATTAATCCGCTGCGCCCGTGTGGAATGGGGGTTGGCTGCTCCCGTTGCCACATTCGCCGCGCAGCTCCACCAGGAAAGTCTTTGGCGCGCTGATGCAAAATCTCCTGTGGGTGCCGGTGGCCTGGCGCAGTTCATGCCCCCCACGGCCAATTGGCTGCCCGAGGTGGCCCCGCAGGTCGGCAAGGCCGATCCGTTCAATCCGGGATGGGCGTTACGCGCCCTGACCGCCTACGACCTGTGGCTCTGGAAACGCATTCAGGCAACCACGGGTTGTGACCGTATGGCCATGACCCTGTCCGCCTACAACGGCGGGCTGGGCTGGCTTCGCCGAGACGTCAGACTAACCAAGACCTTAGGCCTCAATCCCCGCCTCTGGTGGAAGCATGTGGAGACGGTCAACGCTGGTCGTGCCAAATGGGCCATCAAGGAAAATCGCGGCTATCCTCGCCGCATCCTGTTTTTGCTCGAACCCCTCTACGAAAAGGCCGGATGGGGCAAAGGAGTGTGTCCATGATTTTCAACGCCATGGCACTGGCCGGTGGCGGCTGGAAAAAAGCCGCCTTCGGTTTGGGTGCCGTCATCCTCATGGCCGTGCTTGTGGCCCTGGCCGCATGGCGCGGGTATCGGGCCGGATACGCTGCCTCTGATCTGGAACGGCAAGCCGAGGTGGCCGCGATCCGCGCGAGTCATTCCCAGGCATTGGCGACTGCGGAGGCAACGGCCCGTCAACGGCTGGAAACCGTCACGGCCCACGCCCACAATATAGAACGCCAGTATTTGGCAGCCAAGAAAACTATTGCCAAACAATCCCAAGAATTGACCAACCAAAGGATCGCCCATGCGAGTCAAGACGTTGATACTGCTGATGGCACTTGCCGTTTTGGTCCTGAGTGGGTGTGCGCATACAACGCTGCCCTCGGTACCGATAACAGTTGTGACCCCCTGTCCAGAACCGCCTCCGGTTCTGTTGGAGAAAACGGAACCACCCAGGCCGTTGACACCGGGATACTTCAGGGAGGTCCGGCAGTGACCCCCGAAGATATTTTAGCCCATGCCCGAGACTATGGGCAATGGGCTCGCGCCATGCAAGCTCAGTGCAACGCGCTTATTGATTGGGCCACCGGACTTCAAGCAAAAGAGGTCCGACCATGAGTGTAGAGACCTCCGTCGTATCCTTTCCCGTGTGGCAATTGACCAGCATGGGCATAACCGTGCTGCTTGCCTTTTTCGGCTTTGTCTTCACCATCTGGAAAACCGTCACCGCTCTCCGTGATCGTGATGCCAAGGATGCAAAGAAATGTGCGGCCAAGGCTGTGGCCAAGGCCAATGAAAACGAGAAAAGTATCCTCGGCCTGCGGGCCGAATTGCCCATCGAATATGTCCGGCGTGAAGACTGGATACGTAATCAGACCATCATCGAGGCCAAGCTGGACGGTCTTGCCGACAAACTAGACAACCAGGGAGGATGCCGTGGTTGATCCCGCACGCGTCCGGCGCGAACACATGCGCTGGGTACTCATTCTCACTCTGAATAACGCCCGCCCCATGGGGTGCCATGACTCCGTTGCTTTGGCGACTATCCAGGGCGTCTACCCCGATGCAACCGAATTGGAAGTCCGCCGCGAGCTGGATTACCTGGCCGAACGGGAATTGATCGATCTGGACAAGAAACCGGACGGCCGCTGGATAGCCAAGCTCAACCGCCTTGGCGTTGATCTGGCCGAGTACACCATTGATTGCGAACCCGGCATCGCCCGGCCTGAAAAATACTGGTCGTAGCCATGCCGCGTCGCTCTGCCGTTGATATGCTCCCCAAAGAAGTCAAGGAATGGCTCGACCGTGCCTTGGCCGATGGGGGCTTTGCCGACTACCGTCTACTGGCTGATGAACTCAAGGACCGTGGATTCGAAATCTCCAAATCGGCCGTCCATCGGTATGGTCAGAAGTTTGAAGATCGCCTCGCTTCGCTCAAGCTGGTGACCGAACAGTCTCGTGCCATTGTCTTGGCCAACCCCGATGATGACAACGCCATCAATGATGCCCTCATGCGTCTGACGCAGGAGAAATTATTTGGGATACTTATGGAAATGGAAGTCGATCCGTCTAAAATCAACATGGCCGGTATTACCCGTTCAATTGCAGAATTAGGCCGTGCTTCTGTGACTCAAAAAAAATGGATGGCTGAAGCCCGTGAACAGGCTCGTAAGGAAGCCGAAGAACAAATGGTAAAAGCCGTTGAAGAAGCAGCCAAGAAAGATGGCGGTAAGACTTCTGCCGAAGATGTCCTCTCACACATTAAAGCCATCTATCGAGGTGAAGCATGAGCGGCATTCTTCATCCGTTTCAACGTCAGTGGGTGGACGACAAGTCCCGTTTCAAGGTGGGCATGTTCGCCCGCCAAACTGGCAAGACGTTTTCCTCAACACTGGAGATTGCCGAGGACATCATTGAGCATGATATCCGTAAGGAGCGGTCACGTTGGGTCATTCTGTCACGCGGCGAACGGCAAGCAAAAGAAGCCATGGATGAGGGCTTGAAGCTGCACCTTCGCGCTTTGGGAACGGCTTTTGAGCATTTTGAGGAAGATTCGGGGTATCGCTATGAAGACGGTTCCAGCATCAAATCGCAAGAAGTCATGCTCAATAACGGTAGTCGAGTTACGGCACTGCCTGCCAACCCGGATACGGCTCGCGGGTTTTCCGCCAATGTCTTTCTGGATGAATTCGCCTTCCATGCCGATTCGCGCAAGATTTGGTCCGCACTTTTCCCCGTAATATCCAAGCCTGGCCTCAAACTGCGTGTGGTTTCCACGCCGAACGGAAAAGGGAACAAGTTCTATGAACTGATGACTGATGCCAAGCTGGGCAAAGTCTGGAGCCGCCATAACGTTGACATTTATAAGGCTGTCGAACTCGGCCTTGACCGCAATATTCAGGAACTTCGGGACGGAGTTGGTGACGACGATGCGTGGGCCCAGGAATATGAACTCAAATGGCTTGACGAAGCCTCGTCTTGGCTTTCCTACGACCTCATCGGCGGCGTTGAGCATGAACGAGCTGGCATCCCGGCCAACTATACCGGCGGTCCGTGTTTTGTCGGCGTCGACATCGGCATCCGGGGAGACCTCTTTGTCATTTGGGTATTTGAAAAAGTCGGCGATGTGCTCTGGACCCGTGAGGTCATTGTCCGCAAACGTATTTCATTTGCCGAACAGGATCGGCTTCTTGATGAAGTCTTTGCCCGATATCACGTTGTGGCCTGTCGCATGGACCAGACTGGCATGGGTGAAAAACCGGTTGAAGACGCCAAACGACGCCATGGTCAAGTGCGAGTTCAAGGAGTCCTGTTCAACCCGGCCACCAAGCTCTACATGGCCTCGCTTGGCAAAGAGGCTTTTGACGACCGGACGCTCCGTATCCCGCTTGGTGACACCCCATTAAGAAACGACCTTCATAAACTTCGTCGAGAAAGCACCCCGACCGGGTCGCCTCGCTTCGTAGCGGAATCTGACGCATCGGGGCATGCCGACCGTGCTTGGGCATGTTTTCTCGGTTTGGCCGCGGCCGATGCAGGGCAAGAAGTCTTCGCCTACGAGGGAGTCTCCAAACACGCCCCCAATGAAAATCACGACAGTATTGAACGACCCGTGCGGGTGACCGCCGGATTCAGCCGAGGTATTATCTGATGTCCAAGACTCCCATCCTTTACGATCATCGAAACCGACCCATCGTCAAATCCGAGCTACGGCAGGAACACGCCGCACCGTCACTGACCGGCGTCCGTTCCATTTGGGACAGTGGCTCCATTGCCCAGGGATTGACCCCGCAACGCCTTGCCCGTGTCCTCCGGGACGCGGCCGAGGGTGATGCCAGAGAATATCTGTTGCTGGCCGAAGAAATGGAAGAACGGGATATGCACTATGCCTCGGTCATGGGGACACGGAAACGTGCCGTGGCCGGGATCGACCCCACGGTCATTCCCGCCAGCGACGATAAAAAGGATATCGAGATAGCGGACGCTGTCCGGGCCTTGATCGAAGAACCTGAATTTCCCGGTTTGATTACCGATCTTTTGGATGGCCTGGGCAAAGGTTATTCCGCGTGTGAAATAATGTGGGAACTGTCCGACTCCAAATGGACACCCAGGAAATACGTCTGGCGCGATCCCCGCTTTTTCGTCTTTGACCGTGAATCCAGACAAAAGCTCCGCCTTCTGGAAGATGGAGCCACATTCGAAGGGGTACCGCTCCCGCCATTCAAGTTTATCGTCCATATGCCGCACCTGAAATCGGGCATTCCAATCCGCTCCGGTATTGCTCGGCTGGCTGCGGTCAGTTGGATGTGCAAGGCGTATTCTTTGGCCGACTGGATGGCCTTTGCCGAGGTCTTTGGTATGCCGCTGCGCCTGGGCCGATATGGTCAGGACGCCACGGACAGGGATAAGGAAATACTCAAGATGGCCGTGGCGAACCTGGGTACTGATGCGGCCGCGATCCTGCCCGATTCCATGCGCATTGAATTTATTGAAGCGGCAAAGTCCGCAGGCGGCCCGGAGTTGTTCCCGCGCCTTGCCGAGTTCCTTGATCGTCAGATTTCAAAGGGCGTACTGGGTCAGACCATGACCACGGATGACGGTAGTTCTCAAGCTCAGGCCAACGTGCATAACGATGTACGGCTCGACATTAAGAACGATGATGGCCGACAGGTTGGGGCCACGGTCAACCGCGATCTGGTCAAGCCGTTTGTGGATCTCAATTATGGGGTTCAGGCTCGATACCCGCGTGTCAAGATCAAGGAAGAAGAACCCGAAGATATCAAAGCTTTGGCCGATGTGCTTGCCAAAGTGGTACCACTCGGCAATATCGGCATCGAGGCTCGGGCGGTCCGTGAAAGGCTCGGCTTTCCAAACCCGACCGAAGGGGCGGAGTTGATCGGAACCGTTCCGACTTCGTCACCGGCCATCAACCGCGCCATCAATCGGGCCGGAACAAGCCGAATCGACCCGGACGCCGAGTTGAATCAACTTGCTCAGGAGGTCATGGACGAGTGGGAAGAGATTCTCGACCCGATGGTCAATCCCGTACAGGCATTGGCTGATCGATGCGCTGATTTTGAGGAGTTTCAACGAGGCCTGAGTGATTTGGTTTTGTCCATGGATGATGAACGATTCATTCAGTCCCTTGCAGCGGCCAGCTTCAAGGCGTGTGGCTTGGGCGACGTCGAGGGCTAGACCATGGCAGTAAAGTTCGTAAGGCGTCCTCCCAAGGAATCCCTGGAATGGTTTCGCGCCAAAGGCATGAAGCCGGGGTTTGATCACCGCGATGTCTGGCGCGAGGAACATGCCACCGCATTCACCGTGGCCAAGGCCACCAAGATGGATATTCTGAAAGACATCCGCTCCGAGGTGGATCGCGCTTTGGCCGAGGGACGGACCTTCCGCGACTTCGCCAAAGATTTGAAACCCACACTCCAAAAAAAAGGATGGTGGGGCGAGAAGGAAATGGTTGATCCTCTGACCGGGAAAAGGCGCACGGTGCAGCTCGGCAGTACGCGACGCCTCAAGATTATTTATGAGACCAACATGCGCACGGCCAGAAGTGCCGGGCAATGGGAGCGCATTCAACGCACCAAGTCCGGCCTGCCGTATCTCTTATATCAACTCGGTCCGTCCAGGGAACACAGGCCAGAGCATGTTTCCTTTCACGGTCTGTTGCTGCCGGTGGATGATTCCTTCTGGGCAACTCACATGACGCCCAACGGCTGGGGCTGCAAGTGCCATGTCCGGCAGGTCTCCAAGGCTGAACACGACCGGCTGAAACGCAATGGAGTTCGGGCGCCAGCGCCGGAGCAGGTCATTAACCCGGAAACCGGGCTGCCCACCGGACACAGGGTGCAATCAAGCGTTCCGGTACGAACCGAAGCCCCGGCACTCAAAAGCCGTGAATGGGTGAATAAACGAACCGGTGAAGTGCATCAGGTGCCGTTTGGCACTGATCCGGGTTGGAATTACAACCCCGGACAAACGGGACGCCTCAACAAATCCCTTGAGTTTGCCGGTGACAAGATGGCCATGGCTGGCGGCGAGGCCAGTGCCATATCCAAAAAACTCGTGTTTGAAACTCTGGGAACTTGGGCCGAATCACCAAAGGCCAATTTCCCTATCGCGGTTATGAGCGAGGCAGACGCCGCACGGATCGGAGGCGGGACGCGGCTGGTTCAGTTCTCGCCGGAAACCTTGGAAAAACAACTCAAGCGGCATCCGGAACTGGCTTTCGAGGAATACACCTTTGTCCAAGACGCGATTGATTATGGCGAGACGATTCAGGACGGCGCACGGACTTTGGTCTATCTGCTTGAAGAAGAGGGCTATGTCTCGGTGGTCAAGGCCACCAAGTCCGGTAAGGCCCTGTTCATGACATCCTTCCGGCGCTTGTCGTCTGACGTGGGCAAGCGGGATCGGGAGATTATCCGCCTGCGTAAAAAGCAAAAGTAAAACCCCTCGCCGAGGCAAGGGGTTTTACTTCGCTGGCTGGCAGGGCCTCCCACCCGGTTAAACCGGAAACCCTGCATAGCACTCCGGTGCAAGCACCGTGTTACGGCCGGGAGAATCATCACCGTGTCGCAACCAGCTTGAAATCATAATACGCATTCACGGTGGTCACGTCAAACCGAAGGCGCAAAATTTGCCCTACAACGCATTTCGCCCCTCTGCGGTGTCCCATCTATAGAATTTCTAGAGAAAATGCGTACACGGGCGTTCATGAATCGTTTTGAACGCCGTTGATCGCCTGCATCCGCCAACGTTTTGTCACCCTTTGACCATCCCCATCTGCAAACCCCATCGATTTAGTAACGTCTGTTACAGGACTTGCTCCTGTCCGCCTGCCATGCTGTCGCCATGAAACATCTTCTCTTAGCCCTCAATGTCGAGCTGTCCGCCGTTGTTCCCGAATGGGTCGAACTGATTCCAGCTGGCCCCGTGGTCAAGGGACGCGATGACCGTGAATGGAAATTCGGTGACTACGAAATGTTCCATGTCCTGAATCGGTTTGAGTTCTTTGATCTGGATGTGGTCATTGATCGTGAGCACGCCACAGAACTCAAAGGGGTGGCTGGCGAGGAAGCGCCCGCTGCCGGTTGGATCAAGGAGCTGGAAGATCGAAACGGCGCTTTATGGGGGCGGGTGGAATGGACGCCTCGCGCCCGTACCCAGATCGAAAACCGTGAGTACCGCTACCTCTCTCCCGTTTTTTCCTACACCAAGGAAGGCCGCGCGATCCGTGTCCTGGAATCCGCAGGTCTGACCAATAAACCCAACCTTCGCCTGACCGCGTTGAATCGGCAGGCGGCAAACATGGAGGAAGACACCATGAAAAAGGCATTGTGCCGTCTGCTCGGATTGCCGGAAACGGCATCCGATCAGGAGATTCAAAACGCTGTTTCCAAACTCAAGGGAGATTTGGATACGGCAACCAACCGGGCCATGCCCGAAGAATTGCTTTCCATCCTTGGCCTCGAAAAGGATGCCGGTACCGACAAGATCGTAGCCCAGGTCAAGACGATGATTGGCGACGACAAGGCCATGAACAACATTCAGGGCCTCGGTGCCAGCCTCGACCTGACCAAGTACGTGCTCCGATCGGATTACGATCTGGCTATCAACCGCGCTGAAACGGCCGAGTCCGAGGTCAAGGAACAACGCGAGGCCGACCTCGAAGGAAAGATTGGGACCGCCGTCAATTCGGCCATCAAAAACGGGAAAATTGCCCCGGCCAGCAAGGACTTCTACGTGTCCATGTGCCGCAAAGAAGGTGGCCTGGATGAATTCCAGAAATTTGCCGATTCCGCGCCCCAGGTCATCGAAGACCCCAAGCTGCCCAATGAACCTGAATCCGGCAACGGTTCTCTGTCCGATGACCAGAAAGCCATGTGCCGCAACCTTGGCATTTCCGAAGAGGATTTCGTCAAGTCCCTCAAGGAGGACAAGTAAATGTCCCTGACCGCAGACCGTAATACCAACATGCGCGACGGTGAACTCTTCAAGTTCCCGGTCGCTGCCGCCGTGATCATTTTTGCCGGATCCATGGCTGCCTTGAACGCCGACAGCAATCTTGTTCCGGCCACGGCCACGGCCGCGCTCAAAATCGTGGGCCGCGCCGAAGAAGCCGTCGACAACCGTAACGGCGCAGCTGGTGAGCTGGATTGCGAAACCCGTCGCGGTTGCTTTTGCTACGCCAACAGTACCGGCGGCGATGAGATCACGCGCGCGGACATTAACGCCACCGCCTATGTGGTGGACGATGAAACCTTGGCCAAAACCGATGGCACCGGCTCCCGTCCGGCTGCCGGAACCATCATGGACGTGGATGATCTCGGCGTCTGGGTAAAAATCTAGGAGACTCGACATGATTATTAATCATGGGACTCTGAATGCCCTGTTCACGGGCTTCAAGACCATATTTAACAAGGCATTCGAAGGGACGCCCAGCGATTGGGAAAAATTGGCCATGATCGTGCCGTCCTCCACTTCTCAGGAAGTCTATGCATGGCTCGGTGCCACGACCGGCTTTCGCGAATGGCTCGGCGACCGCGTCATTCAGGCGCTCAAAAGCCACAAATTCACCATCGTCAACCGGACCTTTGAAAACACCGTTGGCGTTCCCAGGGAGGCCATCGAGGATGATCAGTTGGGCGTTTACAACCCGATGGTTGCCAACCTTGGCTATGACACTCAGACCTTTCCCGATTTGCTGATCTTCGGTCTGCTCAAGGACGGATTCACCGGCCTTTGCTATGACGGCCAGCCCTTCTTTGATGCCGATCACCCCGTCTACGATCCCGAAACAAAAAAAGAAGTCAGCGTATCCAACGTGCAAGCCGGTTCTGAAGCTCCGTGGTTCCTGTTGGATGTTTCCCGGCCCGTAAAACCGATCATCTTCCAACAGCGCCGTAAGTTCGATTTCGTCTCCATGACTGACAAGAAAGACCGCAACGTCTTCATGCAGAAGGAATATGTCTACGGCGTGGATGGCAGATGCGAGGCCGGTTATGGCCTGTGGCAGATGGCCCATGGCTCCAAGGCCCCGCTGAACACGACCAACTACAAGGCCGCTCGTGCCGCGCTCATGTCCATGAAGGGCGACAATGGCAACCCGCTGGGCATTCGTCCCACGCTGTTGGTCTGCGGCCCCGGTAACGAAGGAAACGGCCTGGAAGTTCTCAAAGCCGAACGTGATGCCAACGGTGCAACCAATGTCTACCGCGACACCGCCGAGCTGCTGGTCACTCCGTGGCTCGCTTAATGGAGGGCTCTATGAAGTTCATTGAGATTACCTCCAAGCGTGAAGGTTTCCGCCGGTGCAACGTGCGCCACTCTACTACGACCTCCCGGCATGAGCACGACAGATTCACTCCCGACGAGTTGAAGACGCTTAAAAGCGACCCCCAGCTCATTGTCGTGGAGGTCGAGGAAAAAATAGCCAAGTCCAAAGTCGAAACCACGAAGGGCCCGCTTTTCGAAGCACCACCCATGGCAACCAAGCCGGAAAACGCTGGCGAGCTGACCGAGGCCATTGTCAAGGCCATCAGCGAGCTTGACGAGACAGCCGACTACACCATCGCTGGTACGCCCCGCGTGGCCGCTCTGGAAGAGAAGCTCGGTTACGGCGTCACCGGCGAAGAAGTGACCACCGCCTTTGAGCAGTATAAAAAGAAGGACAACGATTGATGGCCTACGCCACCACTCAAGACATCATAGACCGGTACGGCGAGGATCAACTTTTGATCCTTGCCGACCGGGACGGTGACGGCATTGCCGATGAACAGGTAACGGGCCGGGCCATTGCGGACGCTGATTCCGAAATCGATCTGCACCTGTTTAAGCTCTATGACTTGCCGTTGGCGGCCGTCCCGTCCGTCTTGGTTCAGGTCGCCGTGGATATCGCCATTTATAGAATGTGCAACTCCGACGCCCTGGTCACCGAAGAAATTCGTCGCCGCTATGAGGATGCCCGGTCGATCCTGCGTCGGATTGCCAAGGGCGAAGTACAGCTCGGATTGCCCGAACTCGAAAAATCCTCTGGCGCGGCGTCTTCCCCGGCCATCGTCAACGGGCCGCCCCGTGTGTTTAGCCGCAAGCCCGGCGGTGGATTGCCATGAGCATGGATATTCAGGTTTCAATGGACAGCCTGCACCGACTGGCTGACCGGATTGCCCAACTCGGCGATATGGACACCCGCCCGCTCATGGACGAGCTGGGCGCGGCCGTCGTCTCCCAGACGCAGCGTCGAATTGATTCTGAAAAAACAGGCCCGGACGGCGCGCCCTGGGACCCGTGGTCCGAGAGCTATGCCAAGACCCGTCATGAGGGGCATAGTCTGCTCATCGCCTCTGGAGACCTATCCGATTCCTTGGAGCATATCCTCGGAATATCCGGTGATCACGCTGAAGTCGGGTCCAATTTGGTCTATGCCGCTGCCCAGCAGTACGGCCTGGACATGAGCGTGATTGGCACCCATCGCCGGATACAAATTCCGGCGCGGCCTTACCTCGGTATTTCTACCGAAAATGAAGAAGACCTGGTTGCCCTGGTCGATGACTTTGTCGATCGTAAACTGCGGGAGATGTGATGAGTCTGGAAACTCTGCGCACCGGCATTGTCAACAACCTTGACGCCATAACCCCCGACAACGTGACGTGTGATTCACACGGCGGCCGTTTCGATGAAAAGGAATTGCGACGTGTCTCGGCCAAGGCTCCGGCGGCCTTTGTGGCCGTGCTCGGTTTTAGTGATCTGAAAGAATCCAGCGGGGCCTATGAGGCAATCGTGAGTTGGGGAATTTTCGTTGTGGCCAAGGACATGCCAAAGGCTCCCCGTGATCTGGTTGCGTTGTCCATTGTCGATGTACTGGCCCGGCACGTTCCTGAAAATACCTGGGACATGGATACCGTTCTGGGAAAGCCCGAGAGCGTCCGTGCGGACAATCTTTTTGCTGCCTCCATAGACAAAATCGGCGTGGCCATGTGGGCCATTACCTGGCGGCAGCACATGCAGCTTGGGCAGTCGTCCACCGCGGCTCTCGATATTTTTGAAACCTTTGATGCCAAGTACCCGGTTGGGACCGATGCGCCCGTAGCCGAGGACAAGGTCAACCTGCCTCAAACCGAGAATTAGGAGGAAATCCCCGTGGCCCAGAAGATACTTTACCTGAAACCGACGAAGGGGCGTGTCGTGCGTAATCCGCGCGACAACAAAGCTTTGCCCGAACACGGCAAGGCCGTTCCTGCCGTCAGTTATTGGACCCGCCGATTACGCGACGGCGATGTGGAAACGACCACGGCCCAGGCCGTGAAGAAGGCCGAAGACGCGTTGGCCAAAACTGCCAAGGAGGAATAGGCCATGCCTGTCAGCTTCAACCAAATCCCGGAGAATCTTCGGGTGCCGCTGGTTTATATCGAATTCGACAACTCCCGTGCAGTCAAAGGCACTCCGGCCGTCGAGTACAAAATGCTTGTGCTCGGTCAGATGCTTCCTTCCGGCTCCGCTGAAGAGGCCACACCCGTTCGCGTCCTGAGTGCGGACCATGCCATTGACCTCTTTGGCCGGGGTTCCATGCTGGCGGCCATGTTCACGGCCACCAAGAAAGCGGATCGTTTCATGGAAACATGGTGCATCCCGCTCAAGGATGATGCCGCCGGAGTCGCCGCGACCGGCACCATTGATTTTACGGGGGCCGCCACCGGTACCGGCGTTCTCAATTGTTATATCGCCGGTCGAAAGGTCCGGGCGTCCGTCCCGGCGCTGGCCACATCCGCGGAAGCCGCCACGGCTTTGGTCGATGCCATCAACGCCGATCTTGACCTTCCTGTCACGGCCACGGTCGCGACAGGAACCGTGACGTTGACCGCACGGAACAAGGGCGAATGCGGCAATGATATCGACATCCGTTTCAACTACTACACGGGCGAAGTTTATCCCGCCGGGTTGAGCGTTGCCGTCACAGCCATGACCAACGGCGCGGCCAACCCCGATATCACCGACGCCATTGCCGGGTTCGGCGACGAGTGGTGGAACGGTATTGTTTCTCCCTGGACTGACGGCAGCAACATGGTGGCTTTGGAAGCCGAGTTGCTGGACCGCTGGGGACCGACAAACATGAAAGACGGCATCGCCTACACCGCCATTCGCGGCACCCATTCGGAATCCGCGACCTGGGGCGATGCTCGTAATGGTCATCTGGGAACCACGATGCCCACCGGTGCGTCTCCCACGCCGCCGTGGATATGGGCCGCCGTTTATGGCGTTGTCGCGTCCGGCTCCCTGTCCATTGATCCGGCCCGGCCGCTCCAGACGCTGGTCTTGCCGGGCATCATGCCCCCGACCCAGGGCGAGCGCTGGACCATGGAAGAACGCAACCTCCTGCTATATGATGGCCTGTCCACCTTTACCGTCGACTCCGGCGGTCTTGTCCGCATCGAGCGCGCCATTACGACATATCAAAAGAATGCCTATGGCCTGCCCGATCCGAGCTATCTGGATGTCACCACACCGGCCACGCTCAGTTATATCCGGTACGCGACCCGCGCACGAATCACGCAGAAGTTCCCGCGCCACAAGCTGGCCGATGACGGAACCCGCTTGGGTCCCGGTCAGGCGATTGTCACCCCGTCCATTATTCGGGCCGAGCTGCTTGCTCTGTTCCGCGAGCTCGAGACAAAGGGATTGGTGGAGAATTTCGACCAGTACAAAAAGGGGCTACTCGTGGAACGTGACGCTGACGACCGCAACCGTGTCAACGTTCTGAGTCCGCCCGATCTTATCAACCAGCTCCGCATTTTTGCCGAGCAGATCCAGTTCATTCTGTAGGAGATAATCATGTCCAACAATCCCAACCAGATTACCGGCAAGGCGATTATTCGCTTTGACGGGCGCGAGTACAAAACGGCCGATGATGCGTCTCTGCAACCCGGCGGCGTTAAACGCGAGCCGGTCAAGGGGGCTGGCAAGGTCCATGGTTTCACCGAATCCACGGTCGAGCCGGAAATGGAATGCACCATCTATCACACCAAGGAAACATCCCTGGCCGAAATTCAGGCCATCGACAACGCCACCGTGATCTTTGAAACGGACTCCGGCGCACGCTGGGTCCTGACCGGTGCATTCGTGCTTGATGCCCTGAAGCTCAAAACCAAAGGCGGCGAATGCCCCATCAAAATGTCCGCCATTACCTGCGAGGAGGATTAATGCCACTCACTGAAACCATATCTTTGACAACGCCTGTCACGATCGGCAAAGACGACTGTCACGAAATCGTGTTGCGTGAAGCCACGGGCGGAGATGTCATCGAAGCCCAGGAAGAATCCGAAAAACTGGTCATGACCGCTGACGGCCCCCAACTCGTTGCCAGCCCCACGCTGGTCGGCATGGGAGTGTTACGCCGTCAGGTTGTCAAAATTGGTAACGTGGATGGCCCCGTTGATTTGGTCACGCTCAAGCGCCTGTCGGTCTATGACTTGAATCAGGTGCAACTCAAGGCCGACGCCATGGATGCGGCCACGGAAGCCGAAGCCCTGAAAGCTCGGACGGCGATGCGGGGGCGAACTGGCGAGCAGGACGGCTGACATTGAGCGGCTGGTCCTGCGTTTGGCCAGAATGACGGGATGGTCCGAAGCGGAACTGCACGGGCTGCCCCTTCGACGAATGATCAGATACTTTCAACACCTTGGGACATCATGAGCAACTTGCGAACATCCGTTATCCTGGATCTGGCGGGCAACCTTCAGAGTAAATCCAGGAGTTACTCCAACGCCATCACCAATATGGCCAAGCGTGGATCGCGCAGCATGCAGATGTTGCGTCGGTCCACACTGGCCGTCGGGCGTGGCATGGATTCCTTGGGGAATAAATATACCGCCATGGTCTCTGGAGCCGCCGGTGTTGGCACGGCCAACATGTTGATGGGATTGCAAAAACGGTACACCCGTTTGGGCATCCAGGCCTCGGCATCCGCAGAAAGAATGGACGAACTCAAACAACGTATCTACGAGACCGCCCAAGCACCGGATATTCGAGTTGATCCAAGTCAAATCATATCGGCCATTGAGACTATTGTGGAACGAACCGGTGATCTCAAATTTGCCGAGGACAATATCCACAATATCGGCGTTGCCATTCAGGCAACCGGCGCGGCAGGACAGGATATCGGCGGTTTGTTGGCTGAACTTCAAAAGCAGGGAATCACGTCTTCGGAAGCTGTACTCCAAACCTTGGATACATTGACCGAGCAAGGTAAAATGGGCGCATTTACCTTGCAAAATCTCGCATCACTCGGCCCGCGCGTAGTCACGGCTTATACTTCTATGGGGCGGTCTGGTCCCAAGGCCATGAGAGAGATGGGAGCGGCCTTACAAATGATTATGCAAGGGACCGGCGTGCCCGAAGTGGCGGCTACGGCCTTTGAAGCAACTCTACGGACTTTGAGTGATCCAAGAAAACTCAAACAATTGCATAAACTGGGCCTACAAATTTTTGATCCGGAAAAGCTTGAACAGGGCAAGCGCGTTTTGCGCCCCATCAATGAATTGATGCAGGAAATTATCGTCAAAGTCGGCGGCGACAAGGTTAAATTGGGCCGCTTTTTCGATGCTGAAGCCGTCCGTGCTTTCAATCAGGCCAACTTCGAATTTTTGAAGAGTGGACAACTCGACAGCCTAAGTAAATTCATGGACGTACAAGGCGATGGTTCAAAGCTAATGGAAGATTCAGCCCGTGCCGCTGACGATGCGGCCTCATCCATGACCGCACTGTATACCGCCTGGTCCAAGTTTGCGGATTCCAATTTGACAGGCCCTATTCAAATGGCCGCTGATGCACTCAATGCTATGGGGTCCGAGGGTGCGGATACGGCCATGTCCGTGCTGGGATACGGCGCAGCAGGGCTGGGCGCATTGGTTCTGGGCCGAAAGGCATACACCGGAACACGATCCCTTTTCGGACGAAAAGGCGGCGTTAACAACGCGGCCGCCGGTCTTGGTGGTATGAAGCTTCCCTTGCCGGTTTATGTTGTCAATCGGCAAATGAGCATGATGCCGGAAGAATACGGCGGCGGTTGGCAAGGTGACTCCGGAAAGTCCGGAAAAAGCAGCGGGCGATCTCAAAAACGCGGCGGCTGGCTTCGTCGAGGCTCTAAATTTCTCGGCAGACATCGTGGCCTTTCCAGAGGTTTGGGCGGAGCGGGTGCGGCTATTGCCGCCGTTGGTTCCGTGATCGATGTGGCAGACATCATGACCGACGAATCACTCACAAGTTCCCAAAAATGGGGCCGCACGGCCCAAGCCGGTATATCCACCGCTGGCAGTGTCGGCGGCGGTGTGCTTGGCGCAACCATAGGGTCAATCATTTTGCCCGGGGTCGGCACGGCAGTCGGTGGAATGCTTGGTTCCATGGCTGGTGGTTGGGTCGGTGACGTTGTGGGTGATTGGTTGACCGAACCGGATACACCGAAACAACCCGAAGCAAAAATGCGCATTGAAATCAGTGAAGACCGTACAAGGGTGACTGAAATGGACGCCCAGGGCATGGAACTGGACGTTGATTCGGGCCTGTATATGGCGGGAGTTGGACGATGAGCTGGAAAGAGCAACTGAGCGACGCGAGCTTCCGAGGCAAGCCCTTTTTCGTCAAGGATCACACCCTGACCGGCGGTCGCCGGATCGTGTTGGACGAATTCCCGTTGCGCGACGCGCCCAACACCGAAGACTTGGGGCGTAAAGCGAAATTGTTCAGCATTGAAGCGTATGTTCTGGGGCCGGATTATATGAAGGCTCGGGACGTGCTTATCGAGGCGCTTGATGCCTATGGCCCCGGCGGACTTGTTCACCCGTATTTCGGTTCCCGCACGGTTGCCGTGCAAGAGTGGCGTGTCCGGGAAACCACGGACAAGGGTGGCATGGCCACGTTCTCTATATCCTTTTGTGAGGCAGGTAAAAATCCTCAACCCGACGAAACCGTTGATACGTCCTGGGCCGTCAAAAAAACATCAGTTGCGGCGAAAACGTCTGCAAAAGATAATTTTTTAGAAATGTTTGACATCAAAGGACCGGAGTGGATTCGGCTTGAGGCAAAGGGGCTTGTTCATTCAGCACTTGATTCTGTGTGGTCTGTCATCGATCACGCATCAGTGCCTCTTGAGCTCGCCAGATCAGTCGCTTCAAATATTTCATCCATTCGATCCGAACTGTCATCCTTGATAAACATGCCTGGCGCATTGGCTGATCGTCTTATGGGTGTGGTTTCCAATTTGTATCCTGGCAATTATGCAGCGTTATCCTCTTTATTCAGCATACCGGATACGTTGACCAATAGTTTTCTGGGGTTTTTTCATAGAAAGACAGATCACGCGGGTACCGCGCATACGCATGTCAAACGGGACCGGCCCTTCCCGAGTGTCTCTGACCCTATTGTCCTGACCAAGGACCTTTTTTCCTACTCCATACAAGCCCCAGCAGCATCACCCCAGTCCACAATGGGAACCAAGGCCGTCAAAAATGCCGAGGCCGTGTCCGGTCTGATTCGGCGTGCGTCCATGACCGAAGCGGCCGTTGCTGCTTCGGTCATGACCTTTGATTCTTTCGATGATGCCCAAACTGTCCGCGACGTCCTGGCCAACAGCTTGGAAGATGAAGCCGCCACCGCGACCGATCCCGTTTATCTGTCCCTGACCGATTTGCGAGTGGCCGTGGTCAAGGATTTTGCCAGTCGCGCTGGTCTGCCGAGGCTCACCTCATTTGTTCCGGCCGAAACATTGCCCTCATTGGCGTTGGCCCACACGATTTATGGGGACGCGACCCGTTCCGATGAAATTTGTACACGCAACAAGGTTCGACACCCCGGGGCCGTGCCTGGTGGCGTGAAATTGGAGGTTCTGACCAATGACTAACCCGGACGTGCGCCTGACGATCGACGGCCGCGAATTCGGCGGCTGGAAGCGGATAACCATTCGGCGAGGCCTGGAGCAACTGGCCGCAACCTTTGAACTCGGGCTTAAGGACCGTTGGTCCGGGCAGGACACGGTGCGTCCCATCAATCCGGGGGCCGCCTGTACCGTAAGCATTGACGGGACACCGATCATCGCTGGTCATGTGGATGACGTTGCCATCGAATATGATGCCAAAAGCCACGGAATCACGGTCTCGGGCCGTGATAAAACCGGTGACCTGGTCGACTGCTCGGCACCCTCGACACAATTTTCCGGCAGAACTCTGGCCGAAGTGGCCGAGGAGTTATGCAAACCATTTGGAGTAGGCGTCAAGGTGTCTACCGACGTAGGCGGCTCGTTTTCGCGCCTGAAGAACAACGAAGGTGACTCCATATTTGAAACCCTGGAATCCGCTGCCCGGATACGGGCGGTGTTGTTGCTCTCCGACGGGCTTGGCAACCTCGTCATTGACCGGGCCGGAACGCGGCGAATTAAAACACCTCTTGAGCTTGGCGAAAACATTCTGAAAGCCAATGGCAAAACCTCCCACAGAGATCGATTCAGCCGCTATCAGGTCAAGGGCCAAATGTCCGGCACCGACGAATGGAATACCGAAGCCGCCGCCCACCCCATGGGCACGGCCAAGGACGCCGCTGTCAATCGTCATCGCCCCCTGACTATCCTGGCCGAAGAACAAATCGACGAAGCAGCGGCCAATGACCGCGCCGAATGGGAGAGAAATGTACGGTTCGGCCGAAGCAAGCGGGTCAATTACACGGTGCGCGGTTGGTTCCATTCCGGGGGACTTTGGCAACCCGGCTTCATCGTGCCGGTCCGTGATTCATATCTTGGCATCAATGAAAATCGTCTGATTGTGGGCGTTGACCTGATGCTGACTGAACGGGGCTTCACCACGGGGCTTTCCCTTCTGCCACGCCAAGCCTTTGACCGTATTGAACTGCCTGAACCGGGAGAGGAACAAGCATGGTGATTCGCGCCCTTGAAAAGATGCTCAGACCTATCCGACGCAGGCTGACGCTCATGGTCTCCAGGGCCGTATTGGTCATGATTGATGATGACACGACGCTCCAGGAACTCCAGACCCGGATTCTCGGCGAGGAACTCCTTGATAGCCTTGAACGCTTCCAGCAGTACGGCTTCACCTCTGTTCCGCACCAAGGAGCTGAAGCCATAACCCTGTCCGTTGGTGGTCATCGATCCCACACCGTTGTCATCAACGTTGACGATCGCCGTTATCGACTCAAAGGCCTTCAGGGCGGTGAAGTAGCTCTCTACACGGACGAGGACACGAATGAAGGAGGCTGCCGTATCGTACTCAAGCGGAATAACATTATCCAAATGCGCGCACGGGAATTGGACCTTGAGGGATCGGAGCGTGTTCGAATTGCGTCCTTGGGAGAGTTGGAATTGCATGCCGGAACACGCCGTGAAACGGACGTAGCTGGTTACGGCGAAGCTCTGATTTTTAAAAACGGAACATGGCATACCGATACATACCATGAAGGTTCGACTTTTGTTGCAGGGACAGAGCGTGGAATTCAGCCGCCGGAGGTAGATTAGATGGATGCCGGATTGATCTGGAAAGAGATGGGCGCAGACCTGGCTCTGGAAGACTTACAGCTCGTCCGCGACGATGGTCTGAAAACCGCTGTCATTCTCTCCTTGTTTGTGGACCGCAGGGCCAAGGCCGACGATATCCTGCCGGACAACTCCGGTGACCGGCGCGGTTGGTGGGCGGACGCCTACCCGGATGTCATGGGGGATGAAATCGGTTCCCGTTTGTGGCTGCTCAGCCGCGAGAAATAACTCCCGTCCGTCCGGATGAGAGCCAGGGAATACGCCCAGGAAGCCCTGGACTGGATGGTGGAAGACGGCGTTGCCGAGTCCGTATCCGTTGAAACGTGGTGGGTTCGCACCGGCGTTCTTGGCTTGTTGGTCAGGATCGTTCGTCCGGATGCTCCCGCCCTTGATTATAAATTCGAGTATCTTTGGGAGAAAATGTAATGCCTTTTGACCGTCCGAGCCTCAAGGATCTGATCAATAGGAGCGTGGCCGACATCGAAAGCCGTCTTGACGGGGCCGATGCCAGCTTGCGCCGAATGCTGCTGAACATCCTGGCCAAGATGCAAGCGGGGTCCGTGCATGGTCTCTATGGCTATCTTGATTGGATTGCCTTGCAAGGGATGCCGGACACGGCAGAGACCGAACAGCTTGAGCGTTGGGCCTCCATTTGGGGCAAAAATCGCAAGTCGGCGTCAAAGGCCTCAGGCACGGCAATATTCACCGGCACAAGCGGCAGCGTGATCCCGGCCAACACCTACCTGAAGCGTAACGATGGTTTTGAATATGAAACCATGGCCGAGGCCGTAATTACCGATGGTTCGGCGATAGTGTCCATTGAGGCCGTTCAGGCTGGTGTGGAATCCAATACGTCGGTTGGAGCGGTGCTACGGTTGCCCTCGCCGGTTGCCGGTATCCAAAGTACGGCGATTGCCAGCGAGTTGGCCGGAGGCACTGACGTTGAAAGCGACGATGACTTGCGCGGCAGGTTGTTGGCGAGAATTCGTCAGGCCCCACATGGCGGAGCTACCTTCGACTATGTGCAATGGGCGTTGGATGTCCCCGGCGTAACCCGCGCGTGGGCATATCCGCGCGAGTTGGGAGACGGCACTGTGACCGTGCGAATCATGACCGACGGCCTGACCATTGATGGCATCCCGGCTGCTGAATCCGTGGCGGCGGTGCAATCCTATATAGATAATGTACGGCCCGTAACTGCCGAGGTGATAGCTGTAGCTCCCGTGGCTGTGCCCATGAATCCGCAAATCAACCTAACCCCCAACACAGCCCCCGTCAGGGCGGCGGTCACCGCCGAGCTGTCCGACCTGTTACGCCGTGAGGCCATACCGGGCGCAACTATCCTGGTCAGCCATTTGCGGGAAGCCATATCCATTGCCATGGGCGAAACAGACCATGCGTTGCAGACACCCGCAAACAACATCACCCATTCCACCGGACAAATCGCCGTACTTGGCACCATTACCTGGGGAGACCTGTAATGGCCATGACACCCGAACAATATCAGGCCCAGCTTTTGGCGCTGGCTCCGCCCGGTGCGGCCCTGCCGACTGACGCGGATAGCGTATGGTCCATGCTCCTGCTGGCCATGGCCGATGAACTGTCTCGCGTTGACGGCCGCACCGATGACCTGTTGACCGAACTCGACCCCCGGACGTCACTTGAACTATTACCCGATTGGGAACGCGTTTGCGGCCTGCCCGGGCAATGCTCCAGAGCTTCAGCAACAATTCAGGAACGCCGTGAGGCGGTCCATTTGGTTCTTACCGCCCAAGGCGGTCAGAGTCGCGCCTATTATGAAGAAGCGGCCGCCACAATCGGCGTACTCGCCGAAGTGGAAGAGTTCAGACCATTCCGGGCCGGTCATTCCTCGGCCGGTGATGCCCTGACCAATGGACCGTGGACGCATACCTGGTGCATGCGCGGCCCGAAAGAAACCATAAAGCCTTTTACCGCTGGCGGAAGTTCCGCTGGTGATCCCCTGGCCAGTTGGGGCAACAAACAGTTTGAATGTCAGATGTCACGGATTGCCCCGGCCCACACCTTGTTAATCTTTGCATACGGAGAGGACTGATGAAACGAATTGATAACGCAACAGCAACCGAGAACAATCGGTTCACCGAAGGTAATCCGGCTCAAGGGATTCCAGCCACTGTGGTCGATGCCAAATGGTTGAACTCGGTACAGGATGAAATCATGAAGGTGATCGAAGCTGCCGGGCTGGAACCATCCGGAGCCGAATTGACACAGCTCTATGATGCCATTGTCTCCATGATCCCGACGGATTTAACCCCGCCGGATGCCGCCACCGCCGTCAAGGGAATTCTTAAATTAGCAACGCCGTGTGAAATACAATCAGGGACAAATGACACTAAAGCAGTCACCCCAAAAGGGTTACTTTCCATTTTCAGCACGCCCCATGCTTGGACAGCTCAACAGTATTTGCCAGAGGAATCCATTACCATCAAAGATGGTTTAATTGTATGGGATTTAGATAAAGTACAAACAGCAACGGTTACTTTGACTGAAGATGTCACCTTAGCCTCTCCCCTCAATATGAAGGCTGGTGGACTTTATACCTTCCGCGTAAAACAGGATACAACAGGAGGAAGAACTCTTTTTTTTGACGCTGCCTACAAAGGGAATATTCCGATCTTACCCACCGGGGAAAATGCGGAAATCATCTATCGCTGGTATTGTACAGGCTCGGCAATGATTTGTTTGACAAAGCCTGAGTGGTCTTCTTCGTTGGGGAGTACCGGATGGACACGCACTCCAAACGGGCTGATATTGCAGTGGGGTGTCGGCACAATAGATTTATCCAACCAGGCATATAAGACTATACCCGTGGTATTTCCAATTGCATTTCCGACAGCTTTAATCTCATTCTTTGCGATAGCTATCGAACCAGGTACTATCATAGTCCAAGGAGGTCTCTTCTCCGCTTCATCTTCCGGCTGTGAAATTAAATTCTCTGATGTTGATGTTAACCCAAAAAACTTCACCTGCACATTTCGATGGTTCGCCATCGGTTATTAGGAGGACACCATGATTTTCTATAGTCGAAGTACAGGCGGATTTTATGATTCAAATTTTCATCCCACAATTCCTAGTGATGCCGTAAAAATCACAGATGCAAAATATC